GCTGGCACAAATAAAATACTATACACAACTGATTCCATGGTCAGAATAGGCCAACTTAATACTGGGCAGAAAAGTTCAAACTTCTTAATCAAGAACCTCCAGCTGTTGGTTGAATAAAGGGGCTGTTCATGACATGTCAAGCAAACCACTCCCAGGAGAATTTATCTCTGCTCTCGAAGTATCGAAGCTCCTCTCAAAAATCGAATCTGATGTCAGCAAGCTATTAATCAGACTTGAAACCAATGTTGCCCGGGTAGAAGAACAGGTCCATTTCCAAAAGGAAACTACCTCCCGCCTGGAGCGTAAAATTGACCAGATTCTCAATAACGACCATGACAAGCTACAGAGGATTACCAAGCTAGAGACCAGAACCGGAATCCTTAGTAAATTAAACTGGTTAATTACCTCAGGCCTTTTAGGAGTAGCATTGAAGGTGCTGTTCTTCTGATGCCCAGCAGATATATGCAGCTCTGCCCTAATTGTAAATCCATCCAAAAAGCAGGCTTTACCTGTGGGATATGCAGATATCCAATACCTTCTAAGTTACCTGAATCAGAAGGGATTTTAAAAGCTACTGAACGGGAATTATTAATAAGAAAATGGGTTGATAATTCACCATTATATAATCAAGGATATGACTGGTATCCAGAAGATTAAATAATAACACATAGTTAAACATATATATATATCAAGCCTGGAGAAATTAATTCTCTGGGCTTTTTTATTTAAATTAACTTAATATGCCCTCAGAAGCCATTAGAGGCTTTCTGAGGGCTTTGAATTAAAAAGGTATACCCGGGTATAGGTAAGTATTTTTGAAATTAATATGGGGCTTGTATGAGGCTAACAGGGGGAAATTATACCCGGCGGGCATGTAAATTATTTTCTTTGATAAACTACTTCTCCTCTGGTAAATCCAATACAAATAATGCAATCAATATTAATCATCTTCTCGTTGACAGAATCTCCATCTGGCTCTACCCAGAAGAACCTGCCATCATAACCTACTACCTTATAAGATTCTGGTTTACCAGGGTTTTCTGTAGTGGTTATATAAACGTTATGACCACATAACAGATGCATGAAATCAGGATTAGGCATAATCCCTCCCGGCTGCGACATATTAGCCTGTCTTTGTGGTCTCCTTGGCAATTATACGCAGTGCTGCAGCCAGAACCTCATTTTCTCGTTTTAATTCTTTTGTCTTTACGCGATAGGATGTCCTTTTCCGTGGCTTAGGCTGTTCAATCTTTTTCCGTTTTTCCTTGAGAAGCTGTACGGGCATTCCATATTTTTCAGCTACCTTCAGGTCTGTATTCCCTCTTAAGCGCACCTCTTTGAAAATAGACTTCCATTTATTTTCATCCCAGTCATCCCAATTTTCAATCGGTCCAAATTCAGACATAGCTATCCTCCTTGGTTAAAGATTCCCGGGCATAAATATGGGTTGTCTTCCGATGATACGCTTATCTCTACAACAGTCAAGAATATATTCTTATATCGTTAAAATCCTTAAGGAAATAATATGTTACTTGCTTTAGCTGACAGGTGGGATATAATATTACCGCCCGGGAGGTGTTATATCATGGCGATATTCCGTAGAGGCCAGGCTAAATGTTCTTGTGGAAAACTTAAGAGAATTGAATTAGATACAACAGCCAAACATTCAAATGCTAAATGTTCTTGTGGGAAGACCCTTAAGATTGAACTGGACCCGGCTTGGTGGGTTGGATATCGAGACCCTGAAGGTAAATATCGCCGGAAGAAGGTAGGTTCAAAAAGGGCAGCTCAGGCTATTGAAGCTAAACTCCGGATAGACATTGTCGAGGGGAAATTCATAGAGAAACCAAAAGCTCATACTCTGGGAGAGCTTGGAAAAGAATACCTCGCTTACCTGGAGCCCCGGAGACATCAGGACAACTTTCAAAAAGAAAAGAGCAGGATAAAAACTGTCTTTCGATATTTCGGTTATCAAACCAGAATTGACAAGATAACATCTGCCGATATCGAGGACTTCAGAACTTTCCAGCTCAGCCAGGGGAAATCTAACACTACAATCAACAGGCAGCTTATCAGTTTTGGGGCTTCTTTGTCATGGGCTCTCAATCGTGGATGGATACACAACAGGCCAAAGATAAAGCAGACTGTTATCCCTGATTCTGAACCTCGTTTTATTACCAAGCCAGAAGCAAGAGTTTTACTGGCTTCATGTGGCCCAGAGCTGACCGACTACGTTCTTGCTGCTCTGGCGACAGGCATGAGACAGGGAGAGCTGTTAGCCATGAGATGGAACTGGATTAGCCTTGAAGCTCGGGTAATCAATATCCCAGGCTCAGCTACGAAGACCCTTCGGGCTAGGCCTGTTCCAATCAATGATGAACTAATGCTGCTGCTCCGAAAGAATCGGGACAAGGAGTATCCGCTAGGCAAGACCTGGAAGCACAATACAAGGCTCAAGGACTTGTTCAGAGCAGCCCGAGAGAAGGCAGGGTTCCCTGGGCTCCGGTTCCATGACCTGCGCCATTCTGCAGCCTCCTGGATGGTTCAGGCAGGTATTGACCTTTATCAGGTAGCTCAAGTTCTGGGACATAAAAATCTCAGGATAACACAGAGATACGCTAGGTTTGCTCCAAAGCACCTGCAGGCAGCTGTAATCCATACTAATTTCCAGAGCCCAGACTAATGCTATCTATATGCTATCCAGTCATGAAAACTTCAATGAAATCAATAAAAATCCCCTCTCTTGGCGAGAGATTGGTTTCTTAATTTCCGTATGTTACTTTCAATTTCGTAATGTTTCCTTACCCTTATTTTTCGGGCTTTTAGTGTCATATTGCGAAACGGCCAGAAATACCGAGTAACGTGGTAAGGTCTGCTATCCGTTTGCTATCCAGCGCTACCCAAAAAAAAGCCAGGCAGGATTAACCCACCTGGCAACAGGGACAAGCTTTCCTAGGTTGCCAACTCAGCTTCAAGCCAGGCTTCAAGGTCCTGCTCATCCATGACTAGGAGTCTCCCTAGCTTCCGGAAAGGCAGAGGCCTGTAACCTGTGGGCTTGCCTTGACCCTGGAGACACTTAAGTTTCCTCAAGGTACTGCAGGCTAGCCCGGTACGTTCAGAGATTTCTGGGAGTCTCAATAGCTTCATGAGAACTCCTTCCTACCTCCTTTCACGTAGCCATGCCAAGTTCCCAGACCAAGGTTCAAATCCATCAGGAGGCTGTATGGGTTTTATCCATTCCAGTCTCAGCCCTGGTCTCGCAGTGATGGCTTGTTCCTGTCAAGACAATTATAACATATTAATATTTAACGTGAAAAAATTTTTTTTAATTTGAATTAGGACAGTCAGGTTTTTTTTTGCTCTATACTATAATAAAAGGGGCAAACGATTAGGCTGTTCATTGGAAATTATATAAACTGTTAATAATCATAACGTTACAAAAAAATATATAACATGTTAATATTAAATAAAAAAAAAGTTATAAAATAATAAAAAAATGCTTTCAAGGACTTGACAGAATTTCATGGTTATGAGATTATATAATTATAGGCAATATCGTAGGACTTCTGAAAACCTTTTTAATTACCCCGCGATATATAAATATATAAATAGGCTGTTGGCCTGGTGAGTTTCTGCGGGGTTACTCGTCGGGTCAACAGCTTTTTAATTTAATTTTAAGGAGATACATTATGAAACTCAGAGACATTACATTCAAGACTATTCCGGTCTGTGTAGATAATGACCAGGACCCTGCCTTTAATGGTAATTTCAAGAGAATATATGCTCATATACTTCACAAGCAAGGACAGAATGATTGTACCTGGGCCAGCCTTGAAACCATGGCAGATGAGCTGGGACTATCTTCAAGAACAGCAGCTAGGGCTGTAAAGTTTTTAGCGAAGATAGGGCTTGTGAGTATTGATGAACAATATATTCCAGGTAACAGGGGCAGAAGGATTTATGCTCCATTAGATAATGTTCTTACTGTATATGGTCAGGACGGTATCAGGTTAGTTAATGGTCCGTCTCATAGGCTAGATTATGAAGTTAAGTCATCTAATGATGAATTTGTTGTATGGTGTGGGCCTGAAGATAAATTACCTGAATCAGCTGACCTGGACAAAGAACCCAGGCAAAACACCCCTGACAAAATTTCAGAGGTACCCCTGACAAAATGTACAACAAACAATAACCAATTAACAAAAACCATTAATGCTAAAGCTAACGTTATATTACCCTTCCCAGAGGAAGGAAATCAAAACCAGCCAAAAGAAACCCAAAGACTATATCTTGAGCGCTCACCTTCTTTGATGAAGGTTCGCTCGGACCAACAGGAAAAAAATTATTCCAGCGATATTGATGAATTTAAAAACCTCTTAAATGCTGCTGCTGATGATGATGATGAAATTGATGATAAGGCCGGGAATAATAAAAATAATTCTCATCCTGTTAGCCAAAAGAAACATGATAATAAAACTCAGAATCCAGTAGATAGCAGCTCACCTTCTAGGGAAGGTTCGCTGAATATAAAATGTAAAAATAATACATCTAAATATAAATCACATACATCTAAATCACATACAGTTGATAACATTAAAGAATCATCTTCATTACCTGGCGGGACTCCTAATTTTTACCCTGTTGGCCATAATAATAAACTATCTTTAGAGGAAAAAGTGTTACATGGAATGATTCAAGAAACAGAATATCGCGTCAATATGCCCGGGTTATATAATCATTATCTACAAAATAAAAATACTTTCGATTCTTTAGGGAATAACCAGAAAAAGCTTTCCGCCGTGTACGATTCATATAAAAAAGGCTTATCGACCTCTAGACAGAATTTATTGGATATCAGATAATATTTATATAAGGAGATGATTTTTGATGAGGGAAAAAAATAACACTTTATGTTCGGTTCCTGGCTGCGGTGAGAAGTTTTATGCTCGAGGATATTGCAGGCGGCATTATGCTCAATATCGTGTTTATAAGACTACAGCCTTAGGCGATAAAAGGTCTAGGGTTATCCATAAAAACCTTAAAGAATCTAAACCTCTAGAATCATGTAATTGTGTAGATGCCAAGCTTACTTATATCTGCCCAGAAACGAATATTGAAATTGTCATAGATATTAATGATTTAGATATTCAGCTGGGAGCGTTATGGAAAATGACCTTCAATAAGAACTTCGCCTACTTGCCAGGCCAGGTAAGGATTTCATATGTATGTCCGTCATGTCTAAAGGTTCATAATTTTTTAAATATAACAGAAGGGGTGTCTGTTTTCGAAGAAATAAAAGGTAACATTTTCAAGCGCTGTTACGAAACAGCGAATCTCGAGGAGAGTGCTATATGTGATGAGTAAGACTTTAAATCTATTAGATAAAATAATTGATTCCACTTTAGACCTAGAGACCAGAGACAATTCTAAAAAGCTTCACAAAATATCTAGACTTTTTGAACAGCTCGAATCTCAAATACGAGAGCTTCTAGAACTACCGCCTGACCCAGATGCTATTCCCCAGAAGAAGAAATATAAACCTCGAGCCACTACACCCAGGCCTAACGGTTCCAAGAAATGCGGGAAATGTGGAAAGGTCCTTCCTTACGAATCTTTTTATCATCGAAATGGAGTTCCTACCGGCTCCTGTAAAACATGCTCAAGGGAAGCTACCCGGGCCAGGGCTAGGCGCTACAATAAAAGTCAGAAGGGAGCTGCTACCAGGCGACGATATTTAGAGAAAAAGCCCTTTAATTATAATGCATATAATCGAGTTCATCGAGCTTTGGCTAAGGGTAACCTTCCGAGACCCCAAGTCTGTTCAGAATGCAAAAAAAGGTCAGACAGCTTAGTTTGTCATCACTATGATTATTCGAAGCCTCTGGATGTTATCTGGGTCTGCCGGTCCTGCCACTGGGAAATTCATAACAAGCAGCGACAAAAGCAGAAAAAGGTAGCATAATCATGCTTTTAAGTAATGATATAGTCAATTTGAATGAAATACTCAAAGATATGTCATATCAAGGTCCTCCTGCCGGGTCTGATTTATCCCGCATGAAGAGGATTCACAACCAGGCCTATGTATCCGGAGAAGTCCTTGATCGTTATTCCTATAACAGAGAAGTATTTCTCAGAATTATAATCAATCAAGCACAACAGCTTTCTCAGGGAATGTTATATCCACAGCTCGAAGCTCATTATGCTCCGGATAGGGATGCTCTCTTAATCCGATGCTCTGGATTTAGCGAAGAGCAAGAGTTAGCCCCCAAAGCTGCCCCGATACCAGTCTATCCTTTTCAGTATGCAGTAACAGACAGCTGGACATATAAGAATGAAGCTCTCCAGGAAGCAGAGGCTCAAATAAGAGAAGATTCAATCAAGCAGGCCGTTAAAGATGCGGGGCTAGATGAAGAAATGCTTGATATTATTATATAATAAAGGAGATTGTAACCATGGATTTACTATTCGGATTAATAGGAGTTTTGGGATTTATCGTTGTAGTTGTAAAGCTGATAGTTCATCTAGATATCGATAAAAAGGGGAGAGATAAATAAATTATGAATACTTTAATAAAATCACTTAAAGATAATCAGGGCTTAGAAATATTAATGTTCCATAATCGCGATGTCCTTAGAGTGACGGCCAGGCCAATTAAATGTTACGGAGATGTTCTTCAGTTATTGGTATTGCAGCCCGGCCAGTATAAAAATCAAGAAATATATATACCTGTCAGCAACATTCAACTATTTAAAATTATCGAATTACCTAAGGAGTAGATTGATATGGATTATTCATTTAAATTAAAATCAGTTAAATTATGGCTAGTTATAGGCCTGGTAGCTTTGTTTACAAGCCTACTTTGCTTCAAGCAGGTGGACCAAAACATATTTAAAGATATGATGTTTTGGCTGGTGTCGGGGTATTTCTTGGCTAACGTAACAACCAAGTTCAGTCCTCAAGCTAAAGCTCTGCAACAGGATTTATCTGGAGGTCAGCCTCTAGGAACTGATAACCCGTAAGGTAGTTGATTAATGTGAATGATAGATGGAATGAATTTTATAAGAAAATATCTCAAATAATTAACCGCTTAGACCTCAGAAAACAGCTATCCCCTACAGACAGAGAAGATATCATTCAGGACTGCATGGTCAAGATATTAGAGCATGAATTCCTTTATAAAAAACCTATAGATAACAAATTACTAGAACGGATAGTAAATAAATGTCGAATGTCATTTATCAGGCAGCGAGACAGAAACGGTACCCCTTCAGACCTGAATAACCAGGATGAACCTTTTAGCTGGACCAAGGAGTGAACATGTATAATGGATAAGTATCTGGATTATTTAAAGAATAATATACCTTCATCGAGCGAGATATTTAATTTCCCTCACTATAATGAATTACCCTGTTGGCAATACGAAACCCAGATAACAAGCTCAGGTGATATAACAGTTTCAGTTTCCGAAAATATATCCATCCCCGGAGTAAAAAATCATTTAAAACATAAAATGGATGTAATGCTGGCTACATTACACAATGTTGAATTTGATTTCATTATTATTAAAAAGCCTAAAATATTCAAGAATCCTGCTGCTCAGGGAAGCCAGATATATATGATATCATACCCCTTCGAAGCCCACAAATACATTACAAAGCCAATTACTTAATAATCAAGCAGTTAGGTCAATAACGTGCTTATATAGTAGAGGGAAACCTCATATCTCCTTGAAAAGATGAAATGAAATGAACCCAGGCTGGCCTATATCCCTCAGGCCACATAGCCCAAAAGGGTAAACCTTCCCAAAAGCTCCCTGCTGTATCCCCTATGGCCGGGAGCAAAAATTATTTAGAATATGTATTAGCTATTTTATTAAGTGAATCAGCAATAGTTCTTATATGGTCTGGATATTCCGGTTTAGAAGATAATGGCCCTACACCTCTTATATCACTTGTACATACAATCAAGTTATTAGCCAATATCAATAAAGCAGCAGCAATCATTTCTCCATCAGAAAGCTTATCAGGTGTTTGACCATTGATTCTATGTCTTAAGTAAGTAGCAGTTATACCATAATCTTTAAGCTCATGTTCATTTACTATTTCTTCTAGTTCTTTGGCTCTAGCTTTGGCTTCCTGGTCCTTCTGTTTACTGTATTCAAATTCTTTTCTCTTGTAACCAAGTTCCTGATATTTAAATTTAACAAAGTATATTAAAGTGATTAAGCCCACAAGATTAGGTAAAATATCGAAGAACTCTTTACCAGCAGAACACCAGTTAATATCCATAACAAATCTCCTCCTGTAAATGGATAACCGGGATTATAACCCCGTTCATAAACCTGTCAATACCTTTACTAAATTCCAATAATAATCAAGTGATAAAACATATATAAAGGTAGAGTGAATATAACCTGATGTCGCGGCATAAAATAGAACTAACAAATCAGCAAATTAAACAATTATATGGCCTTGCTAAGATAGGCGCAAATATAGAAGAAATTTGTTTAAGTCTAGGCATATGTCAAAGGACTTTTTATACAATTCTAGCAAGAAATCCAGAGGTTAGAGCTGAATATGATAGAGGTAAGGCCGAATCATTTACCTCAATCCGGCGAACATTATATCTTTTACTAGAAGAAAAAAATCCACAAGTAGCTATCCATCTAAGCAAGTCAAAACTAAACAATATAGAAAAAAAGCAGATTGAACTCACTAACGAGAAGTCATTAGAGGAGCTTGAAGAAGCTTTAATTAATATGGGCTGGACACCTCCAGGACAAGATAACTCTGATGAACCTGAGGCTCCTGAAAGGCTTCCAGAGGCTTCTGAAGATGATTCTACCCGGCCAGGGGAATAAAGATAATGGATATAACCCTACCTATTCATATACGTCCATTAAATCTAGATACTGACTTGAATTTCGTATTATCTTCATTTATTAAGTCTTATGTAAATCCTCAGCTTAAAGCAGGGAAATATTCCATACTCCCGCCGGGAATGGATATTACCTCCTGTTGGCATGATACATTAAAAGAACACTTATCTTCTGGTAAATGGACATGTCATATAGCATCTTATCCTACAGACCATGATAGTATATTGGGATATATCATTACCCCGCGTCATAATGAGATATTATATATATATACCAAGGATATATACCGGCGTGAGAAGGTAGCATCTAGACTAATAGCTCATGCATGTCCTTCTAAAGTAATAAGTTTTACATTATATACTCCCGCCGGGAATAAGCTTATTAAATCATTAGAATCAAATGGTTATAGCTTTAACTTATTAAGGTATCTACCGGCCTAGGTCCTGGCAAGATAATTAATTAAATATTACCTACCTTAGACGGCCAGATATAATTATTTCCCCTGTTAGATAAATAAATAAATGGATAACGATTATAAAAACCTCCTAACACAATATATATTCAAATGTAAGGAATCAGATATTAAAGATATCCTTCTGGCTCAGGTTCTGGCTGGACTATATCCAGTTCAAAGAAATGTAATCTTATCTAAAGCTCTTAAGAAATCTATACTTACACCCCGTCAAGTGGGTAAGACACATACATTAATAAGATATTTAATCTATTCAGCTCTAAAGAATAAGGCTCCTGGAGCCATTACAGCTTATCTAACCGATACCCGGGAACATGCCAAGGGTCTGGTATGGATTCCTCTATTACAGCTCTTAGAGGACCTTAAAATCCCTCATGAAACGAATACCCAAGAACTCTTGATTACACTTAAGGATAATAATTCCAGAATACGGCTATTCGGGGCGGATAATGAACGTACAGCATCCAGGCTGCGAGGATATCAATATAATTTATTTGTTATAGATGAGACACAGAACTTACCTGATGAACTGCTAACCATTCTACTAGATGAGGTAGTAGATGCAGCCCTTCAAGCCCATAAGGCACCTTTAGTCCTAGTTGGAACTCCAGGCCCAGTATTACAGGGATATTTTTATGAAGTTACAGAAAATCCTTTAGAACATGGATATGAATACTTCAGTTGGACACAGTATGATAATCCCTTATTTCCTAGATGGTCAGGTCTGGATAACTGGAAAGACAAAGTATCTGAATTCTTAGAAGAAAAAGCTTTAGAATACGGCGGTAAAGATAATCCTGCATATCAAAGGGAATATCTAGGACGATGGACGCGGGATAATGATTTACTCTGTTATCACCTGTCAGATAAGAACAATATAGATAATATTCCTTCTGGCCTAAAGACTGTAATGTCAATTGACCTAGGATGGCATGATAAAACAGCATGGGTAATACTTGGATATTCACAGGTCTTAGGAAAATCATATGTAATTGAAACATATCAAGCCCAGGGGCAAATATTTGATGAAATAATGGATATAACTAAATCATTTATCGAAAAATATCAAGCTTCTGAAGTACATCATTCCCTGGAACGTATCAGGGTAGATTCTGCTGGAGCCGGTAAGATTATACAAGAATCTTTAGCTCGAGAACTTACTAAACGATATCAAATACCTGTATTACCAGCTGACAAGAGAGATAAAGCTGTTTTTATGAAGTTAATGGATAATGATTTACGGGCGGGCCGGTTATTATTAAATCATAATGATAACAAAGACCTGTGGGAACAACTATCTACTATAATTAAGAATCCTATAAAACAAATAGAACGTGAAGGACAGCCTTGTGACCTAGCAGATGCCTTACTATATTCCTATCGGGACGCATATCAATATATATCCAAGCCAGCTCCTGAGGTAAAACCTGCTCCTGGAACACCTGAATATTACCAAAAACTTGAAGATGAAATGTTTAATCAAGCTTTAGAACAATCTCGGATAGAAGAAGAACAAGAAGGCCTATTAGGTCTTTTATAATACCCCTGAGAGCCCATAGGAAGCCTCAGATTAATTCCAATTAATTAACTTAACACTTACCCTTAACCAATTAATTCAGAGCCATTACAGAGGCTCTAAACCCTTTAGGAGAGATATAATATGGCAGACACCTCAGTAACCGAAATCAGCATTTCCTATACTAAGTCTGGTGCTAGCTCGGCATGGGATACCCATAGTCTAAGCGTAGATGGTACCCCCGATGAACAGCGAAAGATGATTGTAGAATGCGCCATTACAACCGGCGACGATATAGACCTTACTAATTTCGCAAGTATAGAACAGGTAGTAGTCAAGAATCTAGATGGTTCAAACTTTGTTACAGTTTCTTGGGATACAGCTACCTATGGTGGCGGTACTACAGTAGGACAGAAGGTATTAGCTGGCCAGGCTCTAATTCTAACTGATGTAGACCCTTCGGCGACGTTCAACGTCACAGCTGATACTGCAGCCTGCATCGTAGAAATCAACGTAATAGGGTCATAAGTGAAGTAATTAATATAGCTTAAGATTTATATTACCCAGGAGCCCGGTAAATTATGAGTATCCGTACATTATCACTAGAAATAGACACAGGAGCCAGCAGTACAGATTTCACTAGATATGAAGCTGATATATTATCAAATGATTTATCTACAAGCCCTACTGATAGCCTGTTGGATGTAAGTGTTATCTGTGATGAATCGAACAAGAATTATCTAGATACCCAGGGATTCAGCTCAATATCGCATGTAATTGTCCAGAACACAGATGACACTGATTATGTAAATGTAGGATGGACTACTGCTTTGGCTGGTTCACCAGAAATTAGAGTATATCCGGGCGAAACGGTCATATGTACAGATGTTGTTCCCGGGGTTACTACTACTCGATTCTGGTATCAGGCTTCTGCAGCTAAATTTCCTACAGCTCGGATAATTGTTATTGGAGTGAATTATTAATGGCTTACGCTAAAGCTTCAGTCCGGGTCAAGACCGAAACGCTTCAGAGGTGCAGAGAAGGTTCCTTCAAGCTCTCTGATACCTGTACTACTACCGTTGATAATGTTCAGGTCCTCCGGGATGTATATGTATCTAGCACTCCTATTAACGTAGGGGATTCCATAAAGTCTTCTGGTACTTATGGCCGGATACTAATAAATAATACTGGTTCTGTAGCTGTTTCATGTACCTATTATCAAGGGGCTTCGCCATATACAGTGTCTATAGCATCTTGTAAATGTTTCATGATTTCCTACTCAAGCCTTACAACTGTACCTGCTATCTCATGCACCACAAGCTCTTATGTGGATATTGTCTGCTGGAGTGTCACGTAATGAAGGACATTAATATCAAGAAGTTACGGTCATTATTGAAACTTATGAAGGAATATAATGTTCTATCGCTCCAGGTGGGAGATATAATTATCCAGCTGGCCCAGGAATATAATCTACCTGAACCGGCGGTAATAGATATTCCTAAATCGAATGTAGAACCAGAGCCTGGTACTGTAGATGGTCAATTCCAAGCTTACATGGACTACCAAAAGCTCCTGTTACACTCCTCGAGCCTTTCGGACGATGAAATACAAAAATTAGGTGATTCATAATGTCTAGCTGGTGGGATAAAGACTGTTCAAGTCCATGGTCTAGTGTATTTGAAGAAGTATCAAAGCTAAATACTTCTCAAAAGGATTACCTTGGTAAGATAGCTCTGGCTGAAAAGCTTTATTCAGCAAATTCCTTAAATATCGGTACCATGGCCAGTACCAGTAATCCAAACATGACCTTTAATATAGGGGTTGACGGGCGGTTAAAATATAACATAATCCGGGGCATAATTGATTCCCTGTTAGCCAGGATATCTACTCAAAGACCTAAGATAAGATATCTTACTAAAGGTGGGTATTTCCATCAAAGAAGGAAAGCTCAATTATTAAATCGTTTCACTTCTGGCTTATTTTATCAGTCTCGAGTCTATGACCAGGGCCAGGAAGTCTTAAGAGATTCCTGCTGCTTCGGTACTGGATATCTTCATGCAAGCACGCTAGGAAAAGATAGGATTATCTTTGAACGAGTACATCCCGCTCAGGTCCGTATAGATGAAACTCGACATGGAAAACCCTTAGCTTTTTATTATATTGTCGAAGCAGACCGGGATACTTTAAAAAAATTATATCCAAAAAAAGCTAACCTTATTGAAGCTTCTGGAAGGTCTGGTACCCTAAATCCTGAACAGACTGGTTCTGATTATCATATGGATGATTCTGTAACAGTTATTGAAGGCTGGAGGCCTGCATTAGGTGATATTCCCGGTAGTCATATCATAGCGGTATCAGGTGGATGTTTGGTAGGCCCTGAACCCTGGGAATCAGAAGAACCAGGACTTATTGAATTTCGATGGAAACGGCCAACAGAAGGTTTTACAGGTGAATCTGTCATAGATGAAGTTCTTGAAATACAGTTAGAAATCAATTTCTTACTTATGAAAATCCAGGAACAAATGAATCTTGGAGCCCTAAAGATTTTAGTAGATACAGCATCTGATGTACAGTTACAAAAATTAGGTAATAATAAACAGTTAGGTATCGTCAAATATACTTCTACCGGACAGCCTCCACAGATATTCCAGATTCCGCCGGTAACTGAATCATATTTCACCCAGATTCATGAACTAGAAGCCAAAGCATATAAGATTATCGGTATATCAGAACTATTCGCTCAATCTCAGAAACCTTCTGGTCTAAACTCTGGCAGGGCGTTGCAAGAATTTGAAGATATCCAGTCAGCAAGATTCTTACATATAGGCCAAGCGTGGCAAGAATATCATTTCGATATCGCTGAAGCAGGTATTGAACTAGCCCGCCATATGGCAAATAAATATGGTTCATTCAAGGTATCCGTAGAACAGTTTGATGAATTAGGAGATATTGACTGGAAAGATATTGATTTATCTAAAGATTCATATCGTATGCAGGCCTGGCCGGTATCATTATTACCAGATTCTCCTCCTGGACAGTTACAGTCAGCCCTAGATTATGTAAATGCTGACCCTTCTATGGCCCCCTATGTCCTAGATATGCTTGAATATCCAGATGTAACAAGTATTGTACGTCAAAAAACAGCTGGAATTATGTTAATTGAGAAAATCCTTGATTGTATTATCTTCGGGAAAGAAGTAGCAAATCCAGACCCGTTTATGGACCTACAATATGGTATCCAGCGCATGACCCAGGCATATTCTGAGGCCTATAACGCTTTATATGACAAGCCAGAAGAACGAGAAAGAACACTAGAGCTTATTAGAGACTGGATTGAAGGTGCAAATTCATTATTAACACCTCCAGAACCTCCAGCTCCTCCTCCTGGTGCTCCGGTAGGCCCTGAAGCACCTCCTGGACCTCCTATGGAAGGTCCTCCTATGCCTCCACAAGGCATACCCCCGGGAATGTAAGGCCTAATCCCGGGATTCCATATACATCAGCCTATCCCAGTGACCCCTCAGGCTGCTCTCAAGTGAATATTAACTACCCGTTTGTTAAAAATTGTTAGGAGAAAGAGTAAATTATGACAGACAATAGTGAACATGTCGAAACTCCAGTAGTAAATCCAGACCCAGGAAATATAAATGCAGCTTTAGCAGCCTTAGACGCCCATCTAGAAGCCAATAAAGGCACCTCAGAGACTTCTGATGCAGATGGGAAGCCCGTAGAGACTCCTGATGCAGATGCTAAGCCTGTAGAGGACCAAAAACCGGAAGATAAACCTTCTGATGGCAATATTTCAGACAATATTGCCTCTAATGACAAAGATGAAGAGCCTTACAAGCTTACCCGGCAATGGGAAAAGATAATTTCCAAAGAAAAAGAGCTTAGGACCAAAGAACAGGAGTTCAAAGGTCAATTTCAGGGTTATGAACAGAAGATATCTGACCTAGAGGCCCGGATAAAGCAAATTGAATCTGACCCTATCAGTTATCTAATGGAAAAAGACCCTGGATTTTATGAAAAGCTCACTTTGGCAGCTTTAGATACTGAAAGCAAACCATCTAATACAGGGAAGTCTGCTCCTGACCCTGAAGTATCTGAAATCAAGAGACTATTACTCGAGGAACGAGCAGAACGGGAAAAACTTCAACAATCGACAAAACAAAATGAAGCTAATAGCGCAGTAGAAAACTATGTGGCTACAGTTGAGAAGCTTGCTGCTCACAAAGACTATGCTTTAGCCCGTCAATTCTGTGAAGACCGGAATACGGACCTTATCACCGAAGCAGTTCAGCTAGCTGGTTTTTATGCTCAAGAATCCCAGGGTAAATATGTTCCCAGTGAAGAAGAAGCCCTTGGACTTATCGTAGAGCAAGTAAACCGTGAATTAGACCTCCTGGCTAAATATAAACCATCCAGAGCTGATTCTGACAGCTCCAGTAAATCAAATCAGAATCCTCAGACAAGTGAACCTGAGACCAAAACAGAAGAAGATGCTCCTAATACCCTTACAGGGTCTATGGGAGCCTCTAAGACCAAAACAAACAAACCAAAAGGTCCCAGGACTTACGACGAAAGAGATAGGGAAGCTCTAGCTCTATTAGAGTCTTTGGGTGTTGAGTAAGTATAACAGTAAGAAAATATAAGAAGAATTTCTTACTCTATCCCGCCGGTAACTATTTTTTCTCTCCTGTGGGCCTGCCTAATCAAATCAAATAAGGAGTGTATATCTTAATATGGCAGCTCTAACTAACACTTCCGCTGATGCAATCTTGAAAGTATTGTATCCCGGCGGTTTAAATGATGTAACAATCAAAGATTATCCCTCATTAGCTATTCTAAAGAAAAAGACCTTCCGTTCAGCTGGTGGCTCTAAAATGCATATCCCTGTCCGTTATGGCTATGGCTCAGGGGCTTCCGCTACCTTCACTAACGCCCTAGGCAATACCTCTGCCGATAGCTTTGCTGGATTCGATGTAACTCTAGCTCGTATGTTCGGTGTCAAGCAGATTGACGGCCTAACCCTAGCTAGTATGGCCAATGACAAACAGGCTTTTGTAACTGGTCTCCGTACAATCGGTGATTCTGCTTTCAAAATTTGTAATGACCAATTAGCTTCCGCTATTTTCCGTACAGGTTATGGAAATATCGGTGTAGTCAGCTCTGGTTATAACTCTACAGTTATTACATTAACAGACGCTAAAGATGCTATCCATTTTGAAGTAGGTATGGAAATCAAGTCTGCTGCTTCTGCTTCTGGTGCTCTCCGTACCGGCTCAGCTACCGTAACCGCAGTAGACCGGGATGCTGGTACTATCACTACAGATAGTAACTGGAACAGCCAGATTACTTCTTTCGCGAATAGTGATTATCTATTTGTCGAAGGTAACGGATATAATAACACAGCATACTACATGCTAAGAGGTTTTGCTGGTTGGCTACCTGAATCTGCTCCTACTTCTGGTGATAGCTGGTTTGGTCAAGACCGAAGCTATGACCCCCAAAGATTAGCAGGTCAGAGACTAGATGGCTCTAGCTATGGTTCGATGGAAGAGGCTCTTATTGACGCGGTAAGTATCGCTTCTGAAAGAGGAGCAAGCCCAGACCTGGCTATAATGCATCCAAAGCAATACCGTCAACTACTCAAAGACTTAGGTTCTAAGGTTCAATACACTATGGTTCCTGCCCAGAGTCTAAAGGGTCCTGTTGCTGGTGTTTCCTTCAAGGCAGTAGAGGTTCATGGAGACCGTGGTCCTGTTGCGGTAGTAAGTGACCCATGGTGTCAATCGGATGATTGCTGGATTCTACAGAGCGATAGCGTATTCTTGGCTTCCGCTGGTGAATGTCCTCATATCCTCGCTGATGACGGTAATAAGTATCTTCGGGTTTACAATGCGGACACTTATGAGGTCAGAGTAGGCGCTTATGCACAGCTAGCTTTTGAAGCTCCTGGTGCAAACCTACATCTATATGACCTACCTTTCTAATAATTAACTTATATCTCTGGGACTTGGGGCTATAAAGGCCCCAAGTCTTAAGAGGTTTTCTTAAGGAGACTGAATATATATGGTTCTAACACGATATCCATATAAATCAGTAAGTCCCAACAGAGTTCTAATCCCTGGTCAGTTTGGTTTTTGTACAGTGGCTGAATATGCAAGCTATACTCTAGCGGTAGCCTCAGGTACAAATATCACAATTACAGCAGATTCATCTGGTACCGGCGGTAATGATTTAGACTTTCAAGCCACAGCAGACGGTAACGCTAAAGCTTCATGTACTATCACCTTTGGTACAGATACCTTAGCGATATCTCATAATGATGCTGGTACGGCTAAAAACGGTCTAGTTGTTACTTTGGTTCCTGGTGGTACAGCTGGTTCTGAAGTAGCCACAGAAGATGCTTCCGGTAATCTACTGGTTAGCTATCAAGCTAGTACATCTACTACTACTCAGGTAGCAGCTGCTATCAACGGTCATGCTAACTGGGTATGCCCTACTACAGGTACCCAGACTGCTACTGGTGTTCTAAGCGGTACTACATCAGGCGGTACTGCAGCCACCTGGGCTGAAGAATCAGGTACACCCACCAAACTACACCTACATTTCACAGATGCCTCAACAGACGTGGATGCTGCTGTAGCTGCCCTAAATGGTGCTAGCTCTGTTATGACAGCTTCTGGTTCTGGAAGCCATACTCTGGCCTCTGGGGATGCTGTAGCAAAGCAAGACCTTTCTGGTGGAGTAGATGCTGTAGCTTTTGATGATGACTCTGTAGAAGGAGAAGGCTTCAGTGTAGCTAGGTCTGGTGCTGCTGGTGTAGGGGAATATACGGTTACACTGGACAGACATTATGACAAGCTATTCTGTGCTGATGCCACATTACAGCTATCGAGTGCTGCTGACCAGTATGTTCTAGCTGGGACTTACGATTCAAGCGCAAAAACAATCAAATTCACTGTCTGGGATAAGTCTGCTGGTGCTGCTGGAGACCCGACTCAGGGAGCGAATAAGAGAATCCACTTCTTACTAATATGTGAGAATTAAGGAGTAGATATTAGATGGCAATGTTAAAAGATGCTCAAACTACCCAGGATGGTATTGCATTCTTACATGGGAGCTTCAGACCAAACGGTTCATCTGCTGTAGACAATGATAACAATGAGGGTACAGGATTTACAGTAGCCCGGGGCGGTACAGGTACATTTACTATCACTTTCAGTGATAAATGGACAGGCCTTATAGCCGCTGGTGCAAGCCTTCAGTTAGCTTCTGCAGATGACAAGTTTGTCGAGTTAGGTGCCTTTACCCTGGCTTCAAAGACCCTAGTTATCAATGTATGGGACGTTTCAGATGCTGCTGTAGCTGATGTAGCTTCCAATGCAAATAATAAAATACATTTCTGGGTCTGTTATAATTATCGTTCGTAATGACAATATGGGGCTTTATGCCCCTTTTTGTCCTTCCTCCTGGTAGGTGCTGAAACTTCATGAAGGTTACATTAAGCGAATTAAAAACTATAATTAGAGACCTTACGGATACCACGGGTTCTGATGCAATATTAGATAGTTCCTTGACCTGGCATATCAATGAGGAGCTGGGGGAAATATATTCCCTGTTGGCCGAAGCATATCAAGATTATTTTATTAAACAAGGTACGCTAGTTATAGCTTCTGGTGTATCTGGTGTATATCAATTACCTTCAGACTTTTGGAAGTTAGATGGTCTCTGGTATCTGGATTCTGAAGGGGATTACTGGCCTCTGAAGCGCTACAATAAATACCT